ATTTTTCTTCTTCTTGATGAACCACCCTTACCATCAAATACAATTATACATCTTGTAGGTTGTATAGTTCGTATAGCGTGTCCAAGTGATTTCAAGAAACCTACAATTCCACCAATATGAATCCCATCATCATTTTGTGTAGGATAAATACTGAATACTCTGATAAAGGTATTCAAGCCATCAATAATCAAAATCTTGTCATCAGGATTTTCATTAACATCTTGTTTTTCTTTACCAAGAGTATCAAGTATCTTTAAGTATTTTTTATTAATCATCTAACGATTCTATTTGTTCTTCAATCTTTTTATTAACTTTTTTAGTTTTAGGTTTTTTCTTATCCACCTCAACTTCCATAGACTCATTCATAACAATTTCAACTTCATCTGCTGGAACTCCGTCTTTGTAATTCAAGATTAAAGAATCACACAATAAACCATAGACATAATCTTTTAGATCTGGATTATCTTCTAATAGACTAACCCAATCTTTTGATTGAAATTTATGTTCCTTGATTACTTCACCTGTTTCTTTATCAGCTTCAACTAAAGTGTACCAAGAACCACCAACTTTTACATGCCCGTAGTCTTTAAGAGTATCTAACCAACCACCATAGTTATCAATACCAGAATCAAAATACATTGCATATTCTGTATGTCTTAATGGAGGTCCTAATCTATTCTTAACTATCTGAGCTTTACATTTCATACCAATAACATTCTTCTTGGAATCTTTTATCTGTCCAGTATTTTTCAATCTGATTCTGGTTGAAGCGTGGAATGGTATTGCCTTTCCACCACTTGTAGTCCAGGGGTCTCCGAACATTACTCCAAGTTTTTGTCTTAATTGATTTGTAAAGATGAGAGCTACTTTTTTTCTTCCGATTAATTGTGTAATTTTTCTCATAGCTTTTGATATGATGATTGCTTTGGCAGTTGCCCAACCATCTTTTTCAAAATCAGCTGCCATTTCTACATTCGTGGAAGCGGCTGCTAATGAATCTACAAGAATTGTAACCATTCTATCTTTATCCGATTCTCGTATCTTACAAATAATTTGTTCTATTGAATCAAATATTTCTTCTACGGTTTCAAGATGAAGATATAACATATTTTTTAAATCACATCCAATGGTAGTTAGAAACTGCCTACTAACTGATGTTTCAGTATCAATATAAACAGCTATTCCACCCTTCTGTTGAGTAGAAGCTAATATATGAGCACCTAACAATGACTTACCACTTGATTCTAATCCATTGATTTCTGTAATTCTACCAACTGCTATTCCACCATCAGGTCTATTTGATATAATCAAATCTAACATTGATGAACCAGTTGATAACCAATCCGTTACATCAGAAGGATTTTCTTCTTCGTCAAGAAAGTAAGCAACTTTGCTACCTTTGAATTTTTTATTTAAGTCGTTGGCCAGAACATTGGCCAATTCATCTTTTACAGACATAACATTTCTCCTATGATTGTGATAGTGGGAGCAAAATTAAATTACTCCCACCAAACATCAAGTTATTTAGTTATTGAATAATTGATCAAATGCGTCTGCTGCTTCAGTCGCAGTTTTTCTATTTTCAGAAACTACAGTACTTTCAGATTTATCTTCATCAGAAGATTCAGTAGAAGTTGTTCCTTCATCACCACCTTCTGGATTTAGATATTGAGATAATACTGTTTTTAAATCATCATAAGATTGTTCCGTATAAATTTCGGTAATTTCAACCTGTGATTCACCAATTAATTTGATAACATCTTTATTATCTGAAACTGGTGTAACATTTGGTTTTACACGAATTGTTGTTGAAGGAAAAGATTTTCCTGTTTCTTCAGCAGTGTGAAATTCAACAACGACATCTCTACCATTTGTTGGGTCTGAAATATCACCATAATCTGGGTCCGAAATAAAACCTAACAGCTCTTGATAAACTGTTTTACCAAAACCCCAGAACTTAACACCTTCATTCTCTTCACCACGAACAATAATAGGAACAAAAGTTCTTAACTTAGCTTCTAACTTTTTACCAAGTTGATAATCTTCTTTATTCCCAGTATTTTTCAGTTTAGTAGAAAATTCTTCAATTGGGTCAGGACGGCCAAATGATATTGGTGAAAGATAAGATCTTTGTCTTCCTTCCGAATCTGTCATACCATAATGGAAGTGCATTTCCATAAAAGGATTTTCTCTATTGAATTTGTAAGGAACTATTCTAATTAAGTTCTTACCTGGTTGAGGTCTCCATAACCTTGATTGTTTAGTAGTTGTATTTTGTAACTGACTTAAACGATTTTTAATCGCATCTAAATTTAATGCCATTTTCTATTCTCCTATTGTTATTTGTTATTTTTATCTTTTAATTAGCAATTATTAATGTAGGAAAATTAATTCCTACACTAATACATATACCAAACTTTTAAAAAACCTTATTTTTTTATTTCTGTAAAAACCTTTGGTTCATAGTTTTTGCTACTGACATAACATTCGTAACATCAATATCTTTTGCGTCTTTCCCATACATAGTTGTGAAATCACCAATAGAACCACCATAACTATCTTTAATGAAATAAGATAAAACTGAAATTCCTTTTTCTCTAATTTTATCAACCATTTTTTTAGTGTGGATACTTGCTCCTCTTCCACTATAATCAATATCAGAGTTAGAGAAATAAGGTTGTCCGTCTGAAAAGTTTAAGAAATAAGAATCTCTATCTTTACTTGAAGGAACTAACTTATCCATTATCGCTTCAAAACATAAACCTTCTGGTGTAATTCCACTCGGGTGAATACTTTGAAATAATCTTTGTATTTTACTGAATTTATCTTTTCTTGAATCATAAGCGATTAATAGAAGAGGCTTACAATCGTTTCCTCTACCATAACCTTGTGAATAAGAACTTCTAAAATCAATAACCACATCAAGATTTTGTGTCATTGACGCTGCTTTTGCGATTGCTGTTACAGAAGTCATTGTTCTATTCCATTTTTTACCACCCATTGAACCACTTGCGTCAATTGAAATCCAAAGTAATGCGTCTGAATAACTATCCACGAAAGTTTGTTGGAACACATCAGTATTTCCAAAACCTAATTCAGATAATAATCTTTTATCAATCTTTCCACTATTTTTACGAGTGAAAGTTGTCATTCTACTTTCGTTTCTAACTTGTAATTTTCTACCAAGTTTTTTACCAAGAACAATACCTCTGTTGATATTCTCTTGATTTTCTTCTGAACGATAGTTACTTAACATATGAATCTCACCACTATCTATCAAACCTTGTGTTAAATTATCAATCACGATACATTCAGTAGAAGAAGATTTTCTTTGATAGTAAGAATAATCATCTTTATAATCCTCACCAACTTTCTCAATTCTCATACCACTTTGTTCAACTGATTCTAAACTTTTTAAATCTTTTTTAGTAACTCTTTTTTTCTGAATATCACCATTAAGAAATTTCTCTTGTTTCTTAATCGCGTTATCTAACATTTTTTTCTGATTATCTGAAAGTTCAACAAGTTGAGTATCTTTATCAGAATCAGAATCAGAACCTTCTTCAAGAGAACCATTATCAATTGCTTCTTGTAACTCTTCATCAGTAATAGTCGTAGGTTCATCAGAAGAACCACTACCTTCACCACTTTCACCACTTTCAGAAGAATCACCACTTTGACTTTGAGAACCTTCTTGATTTTCAGTTTCAGGTTTTTCAATCACGATGTTATCTAAAATAATTGAGATAACTTTTAAAGACACATCAAGTGCGTCTTGTGAATTTTCTAATCTTGAAATTGAACCTAAACCAATAGTTCTTGAAATTTCTTTTAAACCTTTAAGTGCTCCTAAACGAGTATTAGTGTTATGAAGATTAATAATTCTGAACATATATGAATCCCAACTTTCTTCACATTTTTCAGAAGATAATAAACCTTTATCAATCACTTTTGTATAAAAGAACTTATCATACATTGCGTGATAATAACCTTTATATCCCGGAGCTGATTTGAAGATGAAATTATCAATTCTTCTATCTTCAACATAATTAAGAACATTTTTAATATTCTTTAAAAGTTCCATTCTTGAAATACCCATATTCTCGGCTCTCATAAATAATTCTTGTGGAACATTCATTTCTAAATTCTTTAATAAACTAAAATCTGATAGTATGATATGACTACCTTCGTGAAGTGCTAAACCAACAGTCCAATCAAAATCACCTTCTTTAAGAGAAGAACCGATTTGAATTTTCTTTCCGTCTGTAAAACTATCTTTACCACTTGTTTTAAAAGTAACAGGAATATCTTGTCCTGTAACTATTGTAACAAAGTTTGATATTGCTCTACGAAGAGATGCTAATTTAATTAAATCAACACCT